GTGCTGATACAGTAAATTTCTACATTGGAACCCAGATGTCTACAGAAGAAGCCATCACATGGAGTTCTCCAATAACTTTTAATCCAGATAGTCAATCTAAGGTATCTTGTAGAGCGAGTGGAAAACTTTATGGAATCAAGATTGAATCTACTGGTGATACTTCTTGGAGACTGGATGGTTTAGAGTTTGAGTTAGACGATGCAGGTAGGCGTGGTTCGAGGTCTTACTAATGGCAATGGCTTCTGTAAAGAAGGTCAAGTCCGTAACAAGATACGAGCCGGGACCACTACCAGAGAATCCAGAGGATTTGGGAATCTACGTAGTTACAGAATTAAAGAGGTTAGGAAGTATACTATTCAACCAATCGGTGATGAGACTTGAAGAAACAAACACAGCCCCCGCAAAACCAAGAGACGGCGACATCAGATACGCTGATGGATCGAACTGGAATCCGGGAGCGGGTACAGGAATTTATTGGTTTGATGGCTCCAGTTGGACCAAGCTGTAGAGTAGGGTTAGTACATCCTAGCGAAATACCTAAGATATGGGATGAGGTATTACCTCAAATAGAGCGGTGTGTTCCTCATTCGGAAGGAGAGATGACTCCCGAAGATTTTTATATTGCTTTAATTGAGGCAGAAATGCAGCTATGGATAGCTGTTGAGGAGGATGAGGTTATCGCCTCTATGATAACTCAAGTTATAACCTATCCGGCAAAAAAAGTATTACGGGTAATTGCAATAGCTGGCGGGGAGATTGGAAAATGGTTTCACTTCCAACCAGACTTAGAGGAGTTTGCAATTCTTATGGGTTGTTCTTCCTTGGAAGCTTGGGGAAGAAAAGGATGGAAAAGAATTTTATCTGATTGGAAAGATTCTTATGTGGTTTATACGAAAGATTTGAAACATAGGATGCATTAAATGTCATATAACGGCGAAAACCAGGTGGACTACACCAACTCCAATCCAGATTACTGGTCTGGTGTTAATGAATATTTTAAAACTCATAGCGAAAATGATGTTGGTGAAACCGGCATATGGATTCCTAACTTAGAAAAACAGGGAGCAGAGTCTATTGCATTAGCAGCCTCTGCTGGTGGAGTTGTAGCGGTCGGGGGGAGTAACTATGCTGGTGGTAGTTCGTCAGCAGATACTAGAACTTACGCCGACACCGGAGAGACAGAATCCTCGCGGGCGGAATATAGTATAACCAGGCCTATAACTCTAGCCTCTATTTATAGAGGTGGTACAGATTACGAAACAACCTCTGCATCAGACGACTATGGCGCCGGGACATCTCTGGGAGGAATGGGAAAGCTTCCACCTTCTTGGCAAGGGGTGTCGATAAGTGGTGGAAATGTTGTTGGCACTCCTGGGGCTAATTACGCGGCTGCCGGCGGGGATTATGCTGGTTTATTGACAGCTGGGACAGCGGTTACAGAAGAATTACTTGATAATTTATTGGGCCCGCGCGATAGTGACGGGTTAAGGATTAGGGGGACGTTCCCGACTCCGGGAATTAGCTCTACTTCGACCGTAGCTGGAACTACAACAGCGGCTGGGGCCGACACAGACTTAGCAAGTTATCTTAATTTTGCAGGACACCACGCTGAATATGATGGTTCTCAGCCTCATTCCATAGATTATACCAATCAGAACCCAGCCTACTGGACAAATGTTATTAATTGGCATGCTGCTAATGGTACCAATGCAATGGGAGAAACCGGCATCTGGATCCCCAACTTTGAAAAACAGGGAGCAGAAGCTATCGGTATAGCTGCCCATCTCGGGGGAGTTAGAAAGGTAGAAGGAAATAATTACCACCAAGCTGGTGGCACAGAACTGGCTCTTGAGTTGGCTTCTATTCACCGGGGTGGAACCGATATCGATACTGGCAGAGGAATGGGCAAATTAGCTGGAGATAAATATGGGGCTAAACTGTTAGGCGGATCTGTAGTTAGCGGACCCGGAACTGGTTATTCGGCTGCAGGTGGAGATTTCCCTGGCTTAAGCATTGCAGGATCTCCTGGATCTTATATAACAACCGGCGTTGGAACCGGCATTGGTTCTGGTCCAGCAAAAGATTGGTCAGCTTACATGCCTGAAAATTTTGCTTTGGCAGAAGGTGGTGGATTGCTTTATCAACCATGGGCATCAAACTACCCTGCTTCTGGGGTTATCCCTGGGGCAACTCCGGTAGGTGGAATGTTGGGAACAACAGCAAGCGGTGCAGGACCAGGGGTGGTTAGAACTGCCTCTACAACGTTCCCGACTACTACCGCTCTGGCTTCGATTACTCCGACACCTGGCACTAGTGGAACAGTTTCCCCCGTTTCCGAAGGCGGGCATGACCCAACGGGTGGTCTCATAGCTCACGATGCTTCCGGGACCTTTTCAACCATTGATGCCACGAAGGGGATTACCAGTATTTTAGGAGATCCGCACTCAATAGCGGGCACTACCGTGGCGTCGGGTACTTATTCTTCCGAAGATTTGGCGGAGGCATTGGAGGGAATGGAACCGAGTGAATAACATGATTAAATTAATAGGGGTAAACTAATGTCAGGTGGATCATCAGCTACAACAAGAACAGAGCCTTGGGCAGAGCAGAAACCTTATTTAACCGCGGGTTTCAAAGAGGCCGGGGATATATATAGAGCCGGCCCTTCGGCGTATTATCCCAAAGAAACTTTAGCTGGGTTTGATCCCCTCCAGATAAGGGCACAAAAAGCAGCAGGAGAATATATAACTGGCCCCAGGGCAGCTTCCCAGCAAGCTTTTGCTGAGAAACGATTGCAGACAGGGCTAGAAGGAAAGGTTGATACAGAAACCTTTAATCCTGTTATGTCTGCCCTAGCAGAGCAGATGAAGAGTCAATTAACCGGTAATGTTTTACCAGGTATTCGCCAGTCGATGGTTGAGTATCAACCAGGCGGATCCACCAGGGGAGACATGATTCAATCGCAGGCAATATCAGCGGCTAATCAACAGATGTTAAATAAAGCTGCTGAGATGTACGGAGGAGCTTATCAGGGGGCTCAAGAAAGGTCAACTCAGTTCGCTCAAATGTATCCTTCTATTATGGGCGCTCCATTAGGCATGTATCAAGCCTTAGGTGATGTCGGTGGCCAGAGAAGGGCGTTGAGTCAAGAGGCTATCAACCAAGATCAGCTTAGATACAACTATGACGCACAGAAAGATCAAGGTATGCTTGAGAATTATATGGGCATGATAAGTGGCGATTATGGCGGTACCTCGAAAGAAACGCCTAGTGCTATATCAACTGTAGGACAGATGGCTGCGCTTGCTAAGATGTTTGGCGTGTCTGATGAGCGATTGAAAGAGAATATTGAACAAGTTGGTGTGCTTAACGGCTTCAACATTTATCGCTTCAATTATCTGTGGAGTCCGAAGAGATTCATCGGAGTTATTGCGCAAGAGATTGAGCGCATTATGCCGGAGGCTGTTGAGAAGATCAACGGTTATCGCATAGTTAATTATGGAATGCTGTTCTGATGGCAGCTACGACGACAGTAACTCCTGAGAATTGGGATGATTGGCATTCCCAACAGTCGGAAATAGACAAAGAAAGAGAAAGGCGAGCTAGTTATAAAAAACTGTATGAGCAATTTGGTGGTACTTGGAATACGCCGCAACCAGCTGCCTTTTCTGGTGGCACCACTGGCGTAGCCATGCCTCAGGTTGGAGGATTAACTGTGGGAGCTCCCATGGAGGTGGCACAAACAGGTTTTAATCCAAACACAGCTCCCCCTGTTCAGGTGGGCGGGGTTGGTGGATATATGGGAAGAGATGATAGGTGGAAATCTATCATGAACTTTCCTGTTTATCCTTGGCAAAGAGGATAAGACATGGGACAGTTATTAGATGAATGGGATAAAAAGGAAAAAAGATATTTCCAAAATATTCTAGAGGGGTCCAAGGAACTAAGTGAGCTTGATGTTATCGCTGGAACCAGCGGAGCTTCTCGTTATACCGCTAATGCTTTAAATAGGCTGAAAGCGCAAAGAGCTGTGATAGAAGATCAGGACGAAAGAGGAATGCTCCAGCAAATGCTTGGAAGGCCGGAGGCCACAACTTCAAGGCCGAATCTAACCAGGATGACAACTGACATAGGTTTGAACATGGGCCAGTTTAGCACTATGGCTAGTGCGTTTCCCTCTAAAAAAATAGATCTTACATGGAAAAGATATTTAAGTGCTGCCGAGTCTCAGTGGAATAATGCAGATAATGCATTACAAAAGAGGATGCAAGATTTAGGTTTTGTTATACAGGAAGGTGAAAAAGTTTATTGGGATGATAAGAAGATTATTAGTCATCTTGCTGGCGAGCTCTTTGCAACAGAAAAAGAAAAATTAGAATATCAACCGGCCTTTGGTCAAGCCTTTGGTAGGCAATCAGGAACAACAACCGCCAAGGCCATCGGAGATGCTTTGAATGTTAGTGGGCAAGAAGAAGCCTTTCAAGCTATAGATAGAATAAATATAGCACTAAAATTATTGGATGATCCGGCTGTCCAAACTGGTCCCACGGCCAAAACAAGAATGTATATTTCTAGGTTTTTACTGGACGTTTTTGGCGCTCCTCGTTATAACCAGGATGGTTCCCTTGATAGAGAAAGTTCTCTTACCCAAAGAAAATGGATAGACAAGGCTAGGAAAGCGTTAGCTGATCCAAATATTGATATAGGTAAGATGGAATTATTGAATCAAATCAATGATCTCCTCGGTACTGAATATTTAAAACTTACCAAGGGCGCAATTAGTGATATAGAGTTCAAGGTTTTTATGAGCATGGCTCCAACATTAACCAAAACAAAGCCTGGGAATAGAGCTTTGCTTAATATATTGAAAAGATTTTATCAGAAAACAATGTGGAAATCTAATGCAACCAAAAGATTTATTCGGGAAGTTGCTCCCGGCAAAGGGTTGACTCCCGATAATCCAAAATTTGGTATGGAATACGCTATTTTTATGTCAGAAGAGCTTTCTAAGAAGTGGGGTTATGATCCTAAATCAGGAATAGGCGGAGTAATAAAAACAGAAGATATAGACCTGCTTTTCAAAATCTCAGATGAAGAAACTGATGCTGCTGGCGATGGTGGAATTCCAACGATACAGGGTTATTCTGTTGTCCGCGAAGCAGATCCGCATCTGCAAAGCGAGATGAGAGACGAGAAGGACTTTTCAGAGCCTATCTGTATACATGATGCAGATACTGGTAGCTTGACGTGCTACGTAAGACAAGATGGTATTGTTTATATAGTTAACAAAGAAGGTGTGGGGCAAAACTAAATGGCTTCAACATTAAAAGAAAAACTTAGAGAACGAGAGAACCGAGCAGCTGACAGTTCTGAAACAACCCTTAGGCTATCTATAGAGTCTTTGGATCAGAATGCTTTTGACAAGCTGGGAAACACGGTAAGTGGTTGGTGGGAAGCTATAAATGATATAGCCAACGGTTCCAAAAGAACGGAATTCCCTACTATGCCAGAACTATCAGAGGGTGGCATATTAGAAGCCGGAGGAGCCGAGATGGGAGAGTGGCAACCTGGTTCGGCTGCGATTCCTGGAATTAAGGAGCCAGGGAAATATGGAGATGGGTCTTTAGCTCCTTACGCTCCTTACGTTGTTGGAAGAATGACAACTGATGACGATTTCCAACTAGCTAATATTTTGAAAGAGGCTGTTGGAGAAGATAATGTGCAGTTTACCAGAGACACCCATGGTAACACTGTTGTCATCATCGATGGCAAAGCGTTTTATCTAAACAAACCAGGTTACTCCAGTGTCGATCATGACAGATTGGTTGGGCAACTGTTATCGTTCGCTCCTATTAGTAAGTTTTTTAAATATGGAACAATGGTAACCAAGATGACTAAAGCTGCTCTTGGTGGAACAGCGGTTGCTACCGCAAGAGACGTAGCTTCTCTTGCTCTTGGGTCTAAAGATCTTAGTCCAGAAAGAGATGTATTAACTGGTGCGCTTTTCGCGTTAGGAGTTCCCATAGGCAAGGGAATAGCATGGGGATCTAAGCAGCTCTATGCGAGAATAGCTCCATGGTTGCAGGGAAATCATATAAGCCCAGCTGGTAAAGAAGCTTTGGTTATGGCTGGTTACGACGAAAGTGCAATCGCTGTTTTAGAATCTTCTTTGGTACGAGAATATAATAAGTTACAAAAATTACACGGCACCGAAGTTGCTGCTACAAAAATAGCAGATAAAGCATTGCCCAAGGATTTACGCATCCCCAAAACAACCGGTGAAATAACAGGCGATGCTGCTCAACAACAAGTGGAAACATTTTTGGAATCCGGTGTTAAAGGCAAGGTTGCTCAAGATGTTGCTACCGCTGCGAGAGAGAGACAGACCACTGCCATTCAAGGAGCTCCAGATGCATTGTTGAGAGAGACCGGAGCTGCCGTAGGCCCTGTAGAGAAGGGCGTTCCGATGGCCACTGCACAGGCAAAGGTATTAAATCTCAGGGAGCAAGACAAGGTAGCATATCAGCTGGCTTATTCTAATGCTGAAAAGGGAAGCACCTTCTTGCCACCCGGAGAACAGTTTTCTTTAAGAGCGGCTGTCAATGATCTGGGACTCTTTCCGGAAACTGGTGGTTGGACCAAGGCAATTCAATCTTTCAACAAACTTGTAGATGAGCCTATTGCTCTTGAATCTGCGGGAGTAAATGTTGCAAAGTATTTTGATTGGAGAAGAGAAGTTTCTGCTGCTGCTAGTAAGCTTCCTTTCGGCACAGAAAAAACAGTTTTAAATCATGTTAAAAAACAATTCGATAGAGAAATAAATAAGATTATAGAAAAAGGTTATGTTTTGGGAGATCCTCGCTCTATAACTTGGTGGAAAACAGCTGTCGAGAGAAGGGCTAAGTTTGGAAAGGATTGGCAAGTAAAACAATCTTGGGATGAAAACAAATTAATTTCTGATTTAACCGACAACGTTAGTGGTAAATTGAAGGTAGCTCCGGAAGAGGCTGCAAACTATGTTTTGAATGCTAATAACCTAGGATTTATTAACAAGTCGGGATTAACCAAGGGATTAAAGGTTATAAAAGAACGGTTAGGAGAAACGTCTCCCGAGTGGAAGGGTGTTTCAGACGAAGTGATGCTTAGACTTATTGATAACGCAAGAAAAATTACTAACGATTTCCCGATGGGAGAGTTTAAAGTAAAAGCTTTCGCTGCGGGTTGGAACAAGTTGAAGGGAAATGCTCCGCTTATAAATGTATTATTTTCACCATCAGAACAAAGACTGGTAAATCATTTTGTTTTCAGTGGCATGAAAGCAGGTTTTAAGAAACAGTTTGCAGGAAACCCCCCCAATACCGCTATACTTAGAATGCTGGGAAGGCCCTTGCAAAAGCTTAACTTAACAGCTCCTTTTAAAGCAAGAGCTGCTTTCACTGGAGAGGTTCCTGTTCAAATAAGCCCTCAGGCCCAGTCTTTAGCCCCATTCGCTGGAACTCAATTAGCACCGGGCTTGGAGCAAGAAACTAACATTGGAGCAGGTTTGCTAGAAGGAATTCAGCTCCCGTTTAAGGCTGTTAAAGGATTGGTTGGTGGATTGATGCCGTGAAGAAGATAATATTAATATTATCTATTCTGTTGGCTACTCTTTCATTTTCTTACGCGGCTGAAGTAAAGGAATCAAATATATTTAGAACTACTGTAACCATCCGGGTTTTATGTTCTTTCGGAGGTCCTGGATTATTGATAGAGAAGTTACTCACCAATTATAATGAGAAACCTGTGCATGCTATGAATCTTAGTGCCCCGGGTAAAACAAACATACAAATGTATATCACCGAAAACAGAAGCAATCCTAGCAGCACATTGTTGTTACATAACAAGGAAGTGAATAAAACTTGTATTTTCTGGTCTGCTGAAGATTATCTGCGAACCATAGAAACGGAAAGTCTGCCAGCTAAAAAACCAGGAGATGATAAAGTAACATGAAGCATTTAAAAGAACACAATATGAATTATTGGGAACATCTAGGATTTGCATTGAAGTTATCTGCGCAATTGATTGTGATGGCTTTGGTTGGTGTTGTTCACGCAATTATTCCATTCGTATTCCAGAATGCAGTTTCCATAGGAATAAAGGATATGGATACTAGAATGCAAGATGCGTCGAGCTAATGACTGAAGAGCGAAGAAATGGTTGGCAAGTTTCTAAAAGTATATCTGTATGGCACATTGTTGGCACACTGGGTATTGCAGTCGGTTTCTTCGCCTATCTCTCTAATATAGAAAAAGAGACAGTAGTAAACCAGATGGATATAAGAAGTTTGGCTGCGCGTATGGATAGATCTGATGCTAGAAACAGCGAGCAATTTGGGGAGATAAAAGACATGTTGAAATCTTTATCTGTAAAGATCGATAACCTAGGCCATAGACGTGGACCATGAACATCACTCTTTCAGCAGACCAAAAAATAGAAGAGATCTTGGGAGACTCAGAGCGATTACGAATCTCTGTCAACGGAGGAGGATGCAGTGGTTTCACGGTAGGGCTATCACGCGAACAAGAGAAGCGTCCTACCAAAGACGACATCTGGATCAATCCAAATATACTGATCGACTCCATCTCGGCGGAGTATTTATCGAAGGCAACTCTGGATTGGACCGATGACGCATTCTCGCCAACATTTAAATTTGATATACCAAATACTAAGTCGTGTGGTTGTGGTAATTCTTTCACTCTCGAGGAATAGATAATGCCAGTAACTTCCCCGACATCCCCTGACCCAGGTATAGTAGGTCCAGATCCTACCGGATATCCGATGGGACCAGATCCTTCTGGATCTCTGCCGCCAGACCCGCTTGCCGGCATTTTAGCAGGTTCAATGAGTGCAATGGAGCCAGATCCTTATGCAACATCGGGACCACCTGGATATAGTTACATAACTGGAACAGTAGACCCAACAGCGGCTGAGATCATCGCTGCAGCAGAGATGGCTGGAATGCCCATCCCGCCTGGAATGGACCCTATAGCATTTTCGAAGATGATGTCTGGAGGGCCGTCGGCCTTTCCTACTGGACCACCACCTCCATCGGTGTCTACTCTGTCAGCTATGTCTGCTCCGCTTGCAACGCCTGTAGTAACTCCTGTAGCACCTCCATTGGCCGCTACTCCTCCCCCGCCGACGACGCCAATACCAACACTTGCGCCTGCCCCAGCCCCTGCGGCACCCATGGCAACCGCTGCTCCATTGATACCAATCAAGACAGTAGTACCTGAAGAGCTGACAACTATAGCTCCCAAGCCAACTGACACCACTCCTAAGTTGTTTATTGAAAAACTAAGAGCAGCAAGAGCAAAGTCGTTTGCTGGGATAGGCGGTTATTCAAGATGTGATCCGATCACCGGTAAATGTTCTAACTATGCTTAAAGGAGACACGTATGGAATCATTAAAAAACTGGGCAAAAGAAAATCCAGTGTTAGCAATAGCAGCTGTTCTAATAATCGCTACGCTTGTTTACTCGCTGTTCTTTGGATCGGCGGATGTACCAGCCTAAAGAAAGCAGTATTGATAGGGGGAGGCTCACTAGGAGCGGGTGCGATTGCCTCGATTGCGACATCGGGGACTGCCCCTGTGTTACTGGCCTCAGCGGTAGGTGCCTCTGTGATGAGTGTGGGTGTGGATCTAGCAAACAAGGAGACTGGAGATATAACATTGAATAACTGTGCAGAATCTAATTTCTGGGATGTTGTTGGACAACTAGTGGAGATGGGCGGATGGATGCTAATCTTAGTTATATTAATGCCGATGATCCTAGGGTGGATACTGCCGGGCCCACTAGAGAAAAGAAAGAAACGAAGTTAGTAGAAGTGTCCTGGCTAGATTCTTACACCGAATCTGGGTGGGCAAAACACGAGCCAAAAAAGGTTTTGTCTAAAACTTACGGTCTTTTAATAGAAAAAAATACTGACTGGGTTTCTTTGGCAATGACAAAAGAAGAGGGTTACTGGGGCAATCTATGGTATATCCCTACAGAGAGCGTTGAAAACATTCGTGTTATAGAAGTATTAGAAATTTAATTATATTTTTATTTTTTGTAAAAATCTCAATTCAAGCAGCTCCTGTATTGGAACAACCTTAGCTACTATAACATTACCTCCTTTCATGGTTATCTTTTCTGGATAACTTTCTTTATTTTCTTCAAACCAGATTTTGAGTGATGGGAAATTAGCTCTATATATTTCTTTGGTTTTCAAGAAAGTATAAAGTAAAACATCTGCTTTGCATGTATACATCCATCCAGACCTTTCTCTTTTCTTGTCTGCCCACAAAACTAAGAACAAATTGTTATGTTTATTTTCTACTTCCGTTTTTAGTTCTATAGTTTCTATCTGTTTGTTTGGTAATTGTACAAAGATATCACCGTATTTTTGCAACTCTCGACTTGTATCTTTATTGAACTTGGATTCTCCTATAGAGGGAAGCACAATATATCTCCCTCCAATAGAAATTTGTTTTATATATGGCATGATCAATCTTACGCCTGATTGTTCAACAGATAGATTCCTTTTTATTTCTTTCGTGATGCTCATATCTCGCAGACTCCTGCAAAGCAAGCCAATTCTTGACTTGCTGTTGTATTATCTTCGCTTTCTTGAACTTCGTCCCATGCAATGTCTTTGCTTTTGGGAAAGGTCTTCCATTCGTTTAATGTTATTTCGGTGAATGGGGCTGATTCATAGATGTGTTGGTCTTCGCTTTTTGGTAGGAAACTAACTCCGCTGAGAATATCAAAATTTGTGTAACACCAAGCTCCAACCTCCATCCACTCTTCTTCACCAACATAAATAGTGCAGCTTGGTTTGTGTTCGCACCAATTTAAAGCAAACTTTTTCCATATCTCTAGATGCTGTATGGCAGAAACAGAGTCTTTAATACGAGATCCTTTAGGCGCCTTCATGGGAAACAGGAAAACAACCGCTTCGTTATTGTAGGGATCTGCTTCGTAAGGAATGTTAGCAGCTATGATAACTTTGTTTAACGGGTCTTTCTTGTCCTGCCTTACTCTCCGAATATAATATTTTGAAAACGATGGATGTAACCCGGAACTAGTTATACCAGTTAATTGGCTAACAGTTCCAGAAGGCTTTACACAAGTAACAGCAGCTGATTGATTGATCTGAAATAGTTTAGCCCACCTTTTATTTTCTTCTACAGCTAATTGTTTCCAATCTTGCAGCTTTGTTGCTGTAGCATTAATTAGCGTAGGGCAATCAAATATACCAGTGAAACTAACCCCAAGCAATCTTTCCTCTTCCGCATTTTTCCTCCACACAGCCCTAACATAACGGAAGTTGGTTAATGCAGATTGCACAGTACCTAGAAAGGTTGCAATAAGGATCTTTTCTTTTATGTTTTCTTCTGTGTCTTCGGGTCGGATAACGCACTCAGTTAAATTACAAACACCGGCTGATCTTAAAACAATCTCAGAACAGGGGTTGCACCCAAACTCATGCTCTCTATCTCTCCTTTCGGGGAGAAGCTTTAAGCAAGCATTTCTATTAAAGATCCCCCTTTCCCCGCTCTTGGATTCGTAAAGAGCTGTCCATTCTCTTAGAAAGATACCCATTTCAGGCTTTTCTGTATAACAAACAGAGTTGTTAGCTAATGCTCTTTGAGCATGATCTACCCACCATTGTCCAGACTTGGCATATCTCATGCGTTCATCTGTTAAATTGCTTAAACTTATTTCAGCTGCTCTTCTAACACCACCAACAACAACACTTTCGCCGTTCCAACACATTAAATCATGACACTCTATGCTGTTAAGCTTTCTTCCTTGTGCAGCCTTGAAGGTAGAAATATAATGAGAAAATAATCTTTCCAACGGCTCGGGCCCAGAGGCTCTGCCCCCAAAGGTTTTTAGCCGAGCACCTGCTAATCTAATTCTGGAAAAATCTACCTGAGGAATCATGCCTTGGTAAAGCAAACTAACCAATTCTCTTAAGGCTTTTGACCATCCAATCTTACTATCTCTTATGATTATTGTTGTTTCGCTTTCGTGAAATTCTTCTGCTATCTCAGGCAACTTACTTATATATTGTCTCTCGACACTGAACCCAACCCCCGTCCCGCATAAGAGCACATAAAGATTCTCATCAAACACTCTTGGATGATCGACAGCAATGTAAGCACAGTTATAACCAGCCATGTTATCTCTTTCTAGGGCTGGACCAGCTGTCATCATCGCTCTCATCGATGGCATTACATCCATGTTTAATATCGCTTGCCTAGACCGATCCCACATTTTTTGATACTTGTTATCTTCTCCTTCTGACTTCAATTCAAACAGATCAGAATTCTTCATAAAGTCACAATATCTGTCTACGGTCTCTTCCCATGTTTCTCTTCTTTCGGCCTCGTCGAGGTAACGAGCATAGCGACTTTTGTGTATAAATTTCTGGTATTCATTCATAAAGAATTATTCCCTTTTAGTTTGCGCCCCGTTCGCAGAGGGAGGGACCTAAGACACGGGGCCACATCTTAGGCACAATAATTAAAACGGTATGTCGCTTTTCTTTTCTTTGGTATAACTTTCGTTTCCGCTATTAAACGGCTCTTGAAAAGTTAAGGATAAATATTCTTTACCGCTTTTAGATTTTGTTTTCCAAGCGGCTAACTGAATCTCTTCCCCTCGCCATTTACCGTTACCAGTCATGAGAGGGTGCTTATCGCTTTCTCTTTTTTCATTGGGAAATAGAGAACCCTTACCTTCTTTTAGCTCGTAAGCCATTAGACATCTCCTATATATTTACCATCGTTGGACAAAATTCTGAAACATTGCAATAAGATTCACACCTTCTATACGATCCAGGCCTGTATTGCAGATAGACCCCCTCCTGATCAAACAAAGATTCTATATATTCCTCTGCTTCTTCTTCGGTGTCACATAACTTAACAGCTTTTACCTTGTTCTTTCTCATTATGGCGTGCTTAGAACCCGTATACCATCTTTCTTCATCACTACAAACAGCCGGTGTTTCTTCTCCGGTTTCTGAAAGCATGTGTAAAACAAGTCTATCTTTTATATATTGATCTTGTTCTTCGTTAGACCATCTATTTATAGAAAGAACTTGTATAGGATGGCTTGGATAATTTCTTTCGCCGGCTCTGCCTCTGGCCCAATCCCTGCAGATACCGAGGATGTATAATTTTTTTACATCATGGCCGTGGTGTCGCATTATTGAACAGTTAACATTTAATTGTTTTTCGAACTTGGAGTAATCCTGCTTAACAATTGCCCATACAGACATATTTTTTATGTCCCATAAAATCTTGCTTTCAATTTCAAAACAATCTATTTGACATGACACATCAAATGTATAATTCTTTACTTCGAAAGGAGATACAAATCTTTTTTCAACTATAACATCTGAAAATTCTTCGTTAGCTTTTTCGAAAACGTTATGAACAGCTGTTCCATATACGCTCCAAAGCATCTCGCTAGCCTCTTCTACTATAGCCTCTCTATTTTTGATATATAAGTAATTTTTTAATGGTCCATCTATAAGAGTTGTACAACTGATATCAAACTTAACGCCCTCTTTGTTGTAGTTGCTGTAAGTTAATCCTCTAACAACCCATTCCGGCAACTCCAGTTGATTAGTAAAGTTTCTATCAATCACGATTGTTTCCCCCTTTCAAGTTGTAAACATCTTTCAATATATAATCTTTTTCGTAACCAAATTCTGCTGCTCTAGTTTCAACAGTAGAATCTATTATCTCCAAAAACTTTTCTGTTAAGTCAGCCTTGATTGCAACAGGTTCTACTCCCTGAGGCAAAGATAGCAAGTACATCATATATTTATTAGCGTATTCTTCGGCATCTCTTCTGCAGTCCATGTCGATAGCAAACAACATATTCTCAAAATCAGTCTTCGAATCTGGGCTCACTTAATTCTCCCTTCATGGAATGAATCTTCACTTCCCACCTGTTCTTATTGTTTTTCCACCATCCCCAGACTTCTATTTCCCAGCCAGCTTCCAAAACCGTTTCCAGGTTGTTGGACTCAGTTATCTTCTTAACTCGACTGGACATGTTTCCTTTGGTGGTGGCTTGAATGCCAAGTGTTGATCCCTGTTTGACACCTACTATATCTATAAATCCAAACAAATCTTTTCTTGTTTTGCTGTGAGGATTCCACTTCTCAACAACCTCTGCAATAAAACCTTCTTTTCTAAGCTTGTCTAAACTTCTAACCGTTGGAGAACTCATTGCTAATAAACCGTTTGCGGGGCATCAAATGGATTGTTTAAGAATTGCATCGAAGCTTTGTTGAAAGACAGCTGCCACTTAGATTGGCCGGTATGTCTCGACTTATCAACAACGAGTACGCAATCAGGCTCGTCGGCAAGGTCTGTCCCCCCAAGCATTAACTCTTCTTCTTTGTTTTTGTTTCTCCAAAGGATGCAAGCTGTGTCTGCCAAGTCTGTTAATTGACCAGCCCCTCTAATGTCATGAAGAGATAGCTTGCCCCTGTCTGATTGCATCTTCCGAGAATGCATTGCTATATGAAAAGTAATTCCTGTGTCTCTTGATGTTACAGCTAGTTTATCCATCAGATCTGCTTCCATCATCCAACGATTATCTGGATTTCCATCTAGTTTAAGCTTCAACCACCCATCAATAAAAACATGCTTAACACCGAGCTCATGCATAGCAAATCTAGATACTCCTATTATTTCATCCCCTCTCACCTGATTTTCTTTCGTATATAAAAATCCCTTACCCTCTAAAAAATCCATCGCTTTATCTATGTTACTTTGCGAAGGATTTTCTTCTCCGGTTGCTTGTCTTAACATTCTGCCAACATTAACGTGAGGCCTAAGCTCCGGTCCCCAATATAAAAACTTTTCTTTATTGTCTGAGTATTTGCCAGTGGTAGAAAATACTGCTATCTGTGATAACAGACAAGATTTTCCGCTGCCTGTTGTGCCAGCATAGATGTTAATAGTTCCCTCTGTTATTCTATACTCGTCTTCAGAGGTACCAAACGGAAGGCGTCCACCTTTGCCTTCTGCTCTATCTGTTAACCACAGAGAAGCTTCCTCTTTATACTCTCCCAGTTCATGAACGTTAGATGTTTCGTCTGGATCTAAGTAAGCTTTCCAATCTATATCTGTCAAAGAAAGCCTATCTACTTCTTCCATTTATTTTGTACCTCCATAATTAGCTAATCTCCAGGCCATCTCCATACCAGTCGGATCTTTGTCATCTGTAGAAGTAGAACCAAACCCATCTATTCCTCTTGCGCTTTTTTTGCTGAACAGATCTATTTCATCTTTTTCTACGATGGCAACACCAGGAACTGGAAGCAGCAATCCTTGCATTATCTTCATACCAGGAAAAATCTTCGTGACATGTTCTCCGATGTTAATCACGTGAAGATGTATTTCTCCTTGATAACCTTCGTCGATAACACAAGCGCCAACAATGAGCTGCTCCTTGGTTGCAATACCGCTTTTATTAAACTGAACCAGCGCGTAACCTGAAGGAATTTCCATCTTTATTCCAGATGGAATTAAAATATCTTCACCAAAATATATATTCTCTTCTTCGAAATCGTATGGAACAAAGAAGTCAATACCAGCATCCGTGTTATGCCCTTTTTCTGGAGACTTAACCTTCCTAGTTTTGCAGAAATTAAGCAATAGCATCAGTAGCTCTCTTCAATACCGATACAAAAGAATAAGGACTATTGTAATGAAACCTTTTCCAGTATTGAGGATGAGGAAAGCTCTCGTCTGGTATTACGCTAACATCTTTTAAATATTTCTCTGCTTCTCTACCCAAAGCAAAAATTTTGGAAGGCTCCAGAATCTCCATATAGCAGGGATCTACCTTGTTACCATCGTGGGTGAATGAATTTGCCCAGTAAAGTTTATTTTCTGGAATGCCATACTCGTCTAATAAATTAGATAACCACATCGAACTTCCGTTTTTTGCAGCAAAAGGGACTTCGCACTGTTCGCTCAGGTTACATCTATCAGCAACTATCAAGACATTCCCCTGTTTGAAGTGACCAGAGCCTGGTCCTAAATCTTCTGATGGAGTACAATATTCGATCCGAGAGAACAAGTCCAAAGCCGTGTCTCGTGTCCAATCATAGGATACGATGGGAAGGTGAGTTGCGAGATTTTGATAAGCATAATAACCAGTCATCCACTCGTCTACATCTTTGATCATCTCGTATTCTTTATTTGCTTCCCAACTCTTTTTTGCAGCTTCGAGCCCAGGATCGCAGAGAATAACCACGCCTCTCTTTGAAAGACAAACCCTATCAAATGCCCTATGACCTAGCCATTTCTCGGTAAAGCCACGTAAGATCGGGCCATAAACCTGCTCCGAAAGGTGAGACAAGCGATCGTAAATCATGTTATCTGAACCGCTTTTCACCATCTTGATTTCTTCGTAGAACCCAAACTTTCTACCGGAATGTGAGTATCCAACACCATCTCTGAAAGCAAACATCCTAGATAGCTTAGCAGAAAGATGACTTTTCCCAGTGCCGTCCATCCCTTCGACAATGAAACTCATAATATGATTGCCTCTTTGTTTAAGTATTCATCAATTTTTTCGATGTCACGAGTGAAGATATGAGCAGAATCTATAAAGTGCGTGTAATCTCCGACTAGACAATCCAACTTTTCTGATAAGTGTTCCTGAAGTCTGCACATGTTATAAACGTCATATCCCATGACAGACCAAACATTCTGACTTCGCATGTGAGTAACAGTATGCAACCGACCTCCTCTGATGAAATAATGAGCTCCTATTGTGCAAGGATATTCCATAGAGGTTTTGGCATTCAAAATAAGATTATCTCCCTTCAATAAGATACTCAGATAAGCTCTTCGGGAATCTGGATTACGCTTTAACTCTTCTATAATTATTGGCAACTGTTCTTTTATCTTCCAACCGTAAGAAGAACTAAAGTTTTTAGGCAATCCAGTCTTGTCGACAAAGATTTTCGCATAGGGTTGTAACTTATCTATCTTTTCTGTTAAATCAGTATCTCCTGACATTATCCACTGGAAAAAGATCTCGCAGTGTTCTTTGTTTAAACGCTTAGACTTAAATGCAATAGCGTCTCTTTCTGGCCACTCTGCATCATATGGACACATCTTAAAACCAACACCTATGTTTTCACGAGTCTTCTTAGGTTTGAACTCTGACATACAAACAAGCTCATTAAGCAACCACCTTTCGGCTGTGTCGTAACGATCTGCTAACTTAAAGTTTTCTAAAAATAGAGACATGATGATATCTTCCTTGATAGTTAAATGCTTGGAACTTAAAAACATCTTCAGATACCCAAGAGTTAAAATCGTTTATTACTTTCTTAACATCATCGAGCTGCATAGCAGCACCTGATTCGGTTAAGTCATGCAACCTGAGATCTAGGAAGGGATCTCCACTTTCTACCACCAATAAACACCCTCCCTTTTTTAACAAACCTTTACAAACATCTAGAATCGCGTTGCGTTCTTGTTCTCCTTTCAAGTGCAACACTTCCGACAAGAGAACTACGTCATGTTCTTTGCAGTTTTCCAACATTTCTTTGATTGTTGTTGGATCCCACAGTAGATCAACTTCTACTATAAATCTCCTCTCCCTCGGGATTTCGATTCCTGGCCATTTAATATTGATAACTCCTGGCCGGTCTATCATGGTTACTTTCGAGTCAGCAAATGTTTCCAAGAAAGATTTAGCGTATTCTCCATCTCCGCAACATACATCTGCCAAAGAGCTTTCGTTACCAAACGATTCCAAGTCATTGTCATCTAAACAATTAACGATATCTTGCCAAAAGTTAGCTCTCTCATAATGGAAAATTTCAGTGAGACCTCTCAATAAAAGATCGTAATTATCTCTTCCGCCTTTTGAGCCAGAAGCAAAGTTTTCGTTATAAGTAAACATGCTATAGAGCTTTCTTAACTCGTCGATGTTATCCAATGCTCCGAACTCTTCTAAACAAGCACAAACCTTTTTGAATTTTTCAGCATGTCTGATAGAGTGTTGATAAATAAAATATTCGTGTATTAAGTAAGGTAAATACGGAGCGTTTAACAGTGTTGCTGTGCTCATTGAATATGACATGGTCAGCTTAATCCTTTATGTCTATGTCTCTAAGAAAAGTTGTGTTTAACCTATCTTTTTCCCAGTTCAATATCCTGATTGCTCCAGCTTTGTCAAGAAGCCAAACCAGTTCTTTCGTCCATCGACTAGGAGCGAATCCACTCTTCACTAGGATAACATCCTGCTTCTGTGCCCAAGCGTAGTTGAACTTTATTGGATTACCCTCTAGCCAAACAGTAAGCTTGTTGTTAGGCATATTGTCATACGTTGTTTCGGCTGCGTGACCGTAACAACAAAATACAGTTCTGTGCTTTGAAGATCCGCCCCCATACCAATGCTTATCCTTCATCCTTTTGTGGCTCATTTCCGCTAACCCCTCTGGAAATCTCATCTGCGTACTGTTCAAGAGTTTGTCCATATCTTTCTTTAAACCATTCATTCCATGTTTGGGATTTATTGGGAATGAATTCATTTCTCTTCAGCCAAATAGACTTGGCCCCAGTCCTCTTTATTCTTTCTTGTATCTTCTCCGAAGTTTCTATCATTAGGTGTCTTCTGTATGGCAATGCATTTATCGAACAAACAGTTCTCGGTTGGGCCAGTTAACTTTGCTCGCCATCCACCGTTAGGATCTTCTTTTAAAAGATGACCCAATCGAAGAGACCATATCTCTTCTCTTTCTGGGTTTGGTATAGTTTCGTGGTGGAACCTTCCCAAGTCACTAATGGCTGGTTTCTTGGGTTTCCAATAGGGATTGAATTTCTTTTGCTTTGTTCTTGGCTGCATCTGAGCAATGCGATCCCAGTTAGGGCTGATGTTTCTCCAAGAGGTGGTTTCTATCGATCGATGCTCTTCTCTCGTAGGAAGATCCCAAGACTGGACGGTAGTGTAACTTTCCCAAGCTTTGGCTAAGGCTTGTTGTTGTACTCCAGGAGCTATCATCGACAAGTTATCGATCCTCCCAATGTAATACAGTATCCTGGAAAGAGCCCATTCATAGTCAGAAACGCCGACTCGTCTGTACTGAAGCATTGCTCTTTTGGCTATGTTGGCTATCACTATCTGTAGTTTTTCTAAAGAGGTTACTGGTTTCTTCTTCCGGTTCTTGCGCATGAATGGTATTATGGTATTTTCTTCTAAAGAGATAGTGATTTCGATGAATCCTGCGTTGCTTCTGAGTGAAGTAAACACCGAGATATAATTCCTCGTTGAATCTCCACTCTGGTTCTGGAATGTATTTCATGATGAGTAAGGAGCAGTGATTAACTCGACTCTTGTTAGAAAAATCTCACCCATCGGGCCAGTGTCAATCTTTAAATCTTTCAAGTCTGTCTTCAGCACATTCCCTAGATGCTTTGTTAGTATCTTTCTCTCGTCTGCTGAATGCTTGCCCTCTTTCATGTGTTCGAACAGCATCTTCAACATGATGGAGATATCAAACGCTAGTTTGTTTTCAGCGTGATTGCTTGTTTTCACAGTTATCTCAATCATCTGTCATACCTTTTAAGTGCGTTCGAAGAACCCGCAGATTATCTTTGAAAGCCTTCGGGTTATCATAATTCAGCTTGTGCCAATCCCACAGCGCCATAGTGAACTCCCCTGACTCAACATTGTGTTCCATCATGGTATTAATGAGATCAAGGGTTATTCGATTGTAGTGGGTCATGTTAGCCACTCCCCAAGATTCGGCGCAACTTCGTTTCGCACTAAGCTGAGATCTTTATTCAAGCATTCGCGTTCCCAGAGAAGTTCCTCAAGGAGAGGAATGTGATCCTCATTAAAGCTGCTGAGCGCGTTGATTCTCATCTCAAGTTCCATCAAAGAATCTTCCAACTTCGTGGTATCTTTCATCTTGCTTCTCCCTTTTCTTGACTGCGTGCTCTGCAAAGCACGACTTTGTTTCAACTAAATATCGGCAACCTTCTCTAAGCGTCGCTTGTCGGCCAGTTCTTCAGCCGCCGATATCTTACTTCTAATCTAGTATCTTTCTACTCCCTCTTCTTTCCACATGCTGCTGTTCAGTAACCACTCATCTGATTCGAACTCACTAAAATCAACATAACCACTGCTTTTAAAGTTCTCTTCTAGTTCGGCCATTCTATTTCTTACTTCCATTTTACTTCTCCCTTTTTTTATCTGCTTTCTTAATGACCAGTAGATACTGTCATGTTTAGATTACCACGTAAACCTCTTTATGAGATTAATTGCAAATTAACTTCCCTTCCATTCCTTTTGTTTAGTTGACCCATTTCCCGTCAACAAGATCAAACTCGACACCGACGTAATCACGTTCGCAATCGTACTGATTCCCATCATCGTCTTCTTCC